GATCTTCAACTTCCAGCTTTGCAAAGTTAAGGCCAAGCTCCTGCGCTTGTTTTTGCAGTTCAATCTCAGCAATTTTGACTTGAGCAATTTGCTCTGCTGAAAGTTTGTTGTTGGAGATAAGATCGCCAACTTCAGTAGGATCGACTCCAGTGGCTTTGCTGATGGCAGCTACAGCCATACCCACCAATGGGCCACCCATTGCCGAAGCAATTGTCGGCGCAATTTGTTTTAACCAATCCATTATTGTTTACTCCTTGAAAGCATGGTTGCTGCAATTTGAAGCATGGCGCGGGTGCTGTCCATGTCCTCTGGCTGGGTCGCCCAGCCGACTGTGATCTGCCCAACAAACCTCCCCGGTTCAGGTGGAACACTGATACGACAGGTATACGCAACGCCTTTGGCGATGTACCACAGGCCCATTTCCGACTGCGCTGATCGGTACTCGCTGCACGGAATCTCGTTGGCCATGAGTTTGACCACGTCAGAGTTGTTGGCCGCGTTCTGGGTGAACAGGCCCACGTCCAGGCCGTCATTGGTCTTGTCTCTGCCGTTCTTGCCGTAGGCGCGGTACAGGATGCGCGTGCCGAACATGCTATTGACCTTGAACACCGCTACCACCAGGGCGCCGGATTGCTTGAACAAATGAGCGGCGGCGTCTTCTACGCGGTCCTCTGCAATGGACGGAATCTTTCTTGACTCCTTGTACGCCCCAATCAGAAGCTCTTGGTTTGTGTACACAAAGTAACCGGCAAATGTTAAGACGGCCATCAGGACCATTGCGAACAGCCTGAAAGGGCTGGACACATAGGCCAGAATTTTGTCAACTAGGGCAAGGCGTTCGTCTGCCATAACTCACCGCTGCTGCTCAAGAATGCCAATGGTGAAATACAAGATCACCCCGACCAAGCTAAAGAAGATGACCGCCAGCAGGGCCAACTCAACAACCTCGTCCATCTCTTGTTTGCGTTTTACCGCAGACTCACGCTCCCGCCGCGCATCATGTGCAGACTCCACATCCATCGCCGCTGCTCTAGACTTGATGCGGTTCCACACATCTATTTTCCCCGCCTGCATGAACAAGAGCTGTAGCTCATCTTCAAACCGCTTGGCCTGGTCCAGGGCCATCTCGATTTGGATGGCAGTGCCCATGCTGGACTTGGACTTCTTGGCCTGAACAACCGCCTTGGTGGCGGTGGACTTTGCGTCAAAGTACTTGCCAAGGACAGGGCCAAGAGACGATACATCATCAACAGTCTTACTGACCTTCTTGATCAGCGCAACTGCTGCCTGTATGCCTGCTAGAGCCGTTAGTGGATCAATCACTTTCCGCTACCTTCTTAGGTTCAGGTTTGCCTTTTTCTCGCCACTTTAAACACCACACAGCAACGCGGTCAGAAGACCAAGACCACCTCACGCACTCAAATACGGGCGCAGGGGCTTGAACTACAGGCAGCGGAGGTGGCGCTTCAAGCATTATTCCCCGTCAGCCGGAGGCACTTGGTTCTTGGCTTCTTTTTGCAAGGCATCAACGAGTTGAAAGACTTCTTGGTACGGGCGTGAGCCAAGATAGCCCAACAGGGCGTTGACCAATTGCGTGGAGAGAGTCAGTTTGTCCATTGCCTTTTCCTTTATGCCGAAGCCGCTTGAGCCGCTACTTGAGCCTGATAAGCCGCAATCACTTCAGCAGTCCAAGCCGCATTGCAGATTGCCACGACATTGGCAGGTTGACCAGTGAGGTCTTGGCCCGGTGTCAGGCTTGTACGGTGGTAGGTTTGAGCAATCTGGTCGCCGTCTTTAAGGATGCGCGTAGCCTCGCGATACAGCACAGTGCCGTTCTCGGTGACAGTGATTTGGTCGATGACTTTGGTTTCGGTGAGTGCCATTTTGATTTCCTTTAAGTTAAGTGTCCGACTGCATAATCCAATGCAGTTAATTAAGCAGTTTGATATGAAATGTCAAATCTAAAAGACCCTGTTCCCATGTTTGCGTGAGTTCTAACCGTGTTTCCTTGATTGTCTTGAATAGTTGCAGTAGTTGCGTTGTTGTTCATAAAAACAATATTTGGAGTGCCGTTGCTTGACCAACTACCACAAAGAAGATTTCCGCTTACGCTTCGGTTTGGTTCTGCGGATACAGTAGTAAATGGGAAACCGTTAATTTGCAAATCACCGCTTGCTGTTCCTGTAGTATTAATGTCAAGAACAACAGTTAAATAAACTCTATTACCAATTTTTGTGTAGCTTCCAGTATTGGTTGCATAAGTTCCTGTTCCTATATTTGCTAATGTCGGTGTCCAAGTCCCCTCCTCATAATCATCCAGCGTGTTTGCGTCAGATGATGCTGATTGAGTTGCGGGGAAGGTGATGCCAGCACCAGAGGTTGAGGGAGTGGCGTTGCCTACAGAAATGGTTGTTACTGATTGAATGCCACCTGTTGAGGGGATACGGGCGCGTTCTGTGTTTCCGGTACGAAATATTTGAGTTCCGCTAGAGCCTGCCGTGTAGTAGTTATCGTAACTAGCGTCGTAGCCAAGATAGAATCCTATGCTGTTGATACTGACTGTAAAAATTCCGTCCGAGCCGCTAGGAGTAGTACCAATCCCCACCCGACCAGAACTATCAATTCTCATAGCCTCGACACCGCCTTCAGCAAAAGCAATGGTGTCAGCCGCAGGGAAGAAGATGCCTGTGTTGGCATCAGTGCCTCTGAGCGCGGGGGTTGCGGCAGTGCCGTCTACATCAGACAGGCCGTCAGTTCCGCTTAAAATTAAGGTCATGTTGTTGCTCCTTTGAGTGCGGCGATTTCAGCGCCCTGTGCGTCTACGATAGCCTTGAGTTTCATACCTTTGTTCCAAGTTGAAATGCCTAAAACACGATAGGCGTGTAGGCCATTTTCTGAAGCGGTTACCCACTCAAGGTTCTCAACCCTGTTGTCTGTTTTTATCCCGTTTTTATGGTTCACTTGGGGTTTATTGCTTTCATTTGGAATAAATGCACGAGCAACCAAACGGTGAATATTGTGATTGCTTTTAACGCCGTCCATGCAAAAACTCACAAGTTTATATCCAGTTTTTGATGAACAGGGACGCAAAACTTTTGCAGGCGACTTTCGGAGTCCTGTGCCAAGCCTGTTTAAAACCATGCGCTCAAGCGAACGAACTTGCCCTGTGTTGCTTATCTCGTAGTGCGTTTCAAAACCAGCGCATGGATGCCAAATTTCTGTCATACGGCCTCCAACACAGAGATGCGATTGTTTAGAGTCTGAATAGCGTCAGCTTGTTGGGAAATCATGGCCTGTTGCTCTTGAATTGCCGCTGTCAGCGTTGCCACGAGGAATGAGGTGTCGATGCCTTGGTAGACAGGGTTGCCATCTTCGTTGACTTCATCTTTAACGCCGCACACAGCGTCCGGGACAACTGCTTGTAGTTCATGGGCGATAAAGCCTTGACCCAAACCACCTGTTGATTTCCATGTATATGTGCAAGGCTTGAGTTGCGCCACTTTATCTAAAGCGCCAACCATCGGCTGAAAATTGTCTTTTAAACGATAGTCTGAAGAAGTGCTATAAATAACAGCAGTTCCAGAGTTGTTTTGAATGTAACCAATTTCGGAGCCATTTGAACTATTCACAAAACTCATAAATCGTGCGCTATTTGCACCACTAACCGCAATTCGACCGCTGTTTGGGTTTGCAGTTCCCGCCACCAGCACATTCGCGCCAAATGGTTGTAAAACCAAATCAGCGGTTGCATTTCCAGCAACAGTCACTCCTGATATGTAACCAAGAACATTGTCGCTTCCTAACAAAACTCCAGCATTGCTGGCATCAGTAAATAAAGCACCATTGCTGTTTGCTAAAGTTGTGACTCCGCCTCCTTTAACATGAAGCGTTCTAGCAGGACTGGTTGTGTTAATCCCAACAAGGCCGACGGAACTAATACGCATACGTTCTGTGTTATCTGTAATAAAGGTAAACGGAACGCCTCCTGTTGCTCCAATTTTTACAAGACCTGAACTTGCTACAAACTCTCCTGCCGAAGCTGTTGCGCCTGACCTTTCTACACGAACAGTGGCATCGCCTGTTTTTTCAACTTCTAATCCAGTACCAGAGGCAAACGCTGGTGTAGCCGTCCCAATCCCCACGTTCTGTGAAGCGTCTACGGTGAGCGCGGCAGTGCCGTTTGTCTGGAGTTGCAAAATCCCAGAGGTGTCAGCAGTCGTGACTACCCCTGCCGATGTCGATGCGTTGATTGTCGCGGTCATGCTAGTTGCTCCTCAGTTGGTCGTGCCAGTGTTGGGTGTTCCCACTTAGCTATGTAGTCTCCACGCCCGTCAGAGTCGTTCTGCAAGCGGATGCCGCCATCAGCAAAGCTGTAACCTGCAAGTTCAGGATAAATTGATAAGATTTTTTCGTATAAATTCATTATGCCACCCTTACTAATACACCAGAAAAATAATTTGTGTTTAAATCATTTCCACCAGTTGTTAATGTTCCAGTTCCTTCCATATAAATAAATATGGTTATTGCATCAGTTGAGCCATTGCAATAAACAAGTTTTGAGCCATTAACAAAATACGGAGTAGTGTTGTCTAAATCTGAATCACATTGCCTTCCTGTTGTTATACCATTTTTGTAAACAGAAGCAATAGCCCTTGAAACAAGGGTAACTGCTTGAAATTTAATATTAAAAGTTATCAGGTAATAACCAGCAACAGTAGGTGTAAAAGTGTTAGATGAAAAATTACTATTTGTATCAAATTCTTCTACTTGGAATTGAGCCTGGGTAAAAGTAGCAGCAGTAATAGTTTGTGCGGCATTTGCGTAAGCACTAAACGCAGGGCCGTTGCCAACTACATTTGTTCCAAGTTTTGCTTGTGTTATAGAGGCATCAACTAATTGGCTTGCATTGATAGTTTTGTTGGTCAGCGTCTGGGTCGCGGCAATACCCGCCACTGTGTCAGTGACCGCTGGTAGCGTTAGTACGCTACTTCCAGAAACCGCAGGCGCAGACAGCGTGATTGAACCGCTCGTATCGCCACTGATGACTATTGAACTCATGTTTTTTCCTTAGACGACAACCCAGCGTGAGCCGCTGGAGACTGTGACAGATTGACCAGATGCAACAGTAACTGGGCCAGATGACATTGCGCTGAAACCAACAGCAATCGTGTAACTCGCCGCCACGGTCTGGCTGTTCACCACAATGCCGTTGGACGCAACGGGTACAGAGGCTTGGAATTCGCCCGTGGAAGGCTTGTAGAGCAACTTGGCGTTACTTGTAAACAGGCTTGAAGCTGTGCCAGTTGTCGCTGATGCAAACAGCGGGAACAAACTGCTGGCGGTGGTGGTGTCGTTGCTCAGTGCTGCGCCGCCCACAGAAGCAAACGCTGTGCCGTTGTATCCCTCAAACTCAGCAGTCGTGGTGTTAAACCGGAACATGCCCGAGACAGGAGAGCCGGGGCGCTGCCCGGTTGTGCCCTTGGAAACTGTGACTGATCCCGTAGATGTGAAGGCCGAGTCTG